TGTGAAATGTGTAAAGTGCAAACCTCAGCTCACGTATGAAGAAGTTTTGCAGAATGATATTGACAAAGTACAAGTAATCGCCTAATGGCCACTCGTCTCGACATCCAAACTCGTATTCAGAGTTACTTCAATAATAGTATTTACTATACTGTTACTGATATGAATAACTCTATTCAGGATGGTTTGGACGAAATTGCTGCATTCTCAGGTTGTGTTTGGGCTTCAGCCAGCATTCCTTTTACACAGTATACAACGTATTATGACATGCTCACGTTGTTACCTAATTATATTGGTATTTACGCTATGTATAATGCCACTATTAACCGTTGGATGTGGCCCCAAAGTCTTAAAAAATTCAATCAAGCCCGTATCGATTGGGACAACGCCTATGGTACACCCTATTACTTTTCTCCCGTAAATCACAGATATGTAGCTATTTACTATAAGCCGTCCGTGGGAAATTACGGAAACATGAATGTTTTCTACCGGGCTTCTGCACCCTCGCCTTTGGCTGACGGGACTATAATTCCTATTCCTGATGAAAATATGCTTGCACTTGAAAGTTACTCTAAAATGGATTTGTGGGAGCAGGCGCAGGAATTTACTAAAGCCGAATCTGAAATGAAGGTGTATGTAGAGTACTTGGAAAAGTTAAGAGTTCTAATGCGTTCACAGCGTAACCGTGATAGGATGATGTCTTTGAGGTAATCTCATGGGCACCATTTGGACTCAAGCATTTTTACAACAAATTGAAGCTGATGCCATCGGGCAAATAGCTATTGATGTAAATTGCATTTGGGCCAGAGAATGTATAATGGTAAGTCAGGGCATTTCTGTAGTCACTTTACCATCTTATGTTCGCACACTGCGGCGTGTCACATGGAGAGGTAGATCACTAGATCCTGTAAATTGGGAAGAATTAACTCAACTCACACCGGCTACGGTTTTTGTAAGTCCTGGCAATCCTGCAAATGTGGAGTCTTCTCAAAGTCGTCCTCTTTACTATGCGATGCACCCAACTAATCCTTGGGACATAAGACTTTATCCAACTCCAAACGAGACTTTCTTAACGAATGGAGAACCAAATGTCTATTCGCCGCAAGTCAATACTCCTTCATGTATTATTGATTATTATCGCGAGCCTGATACTACTAATTCTAATCCAGTCATCTCAATCCCCCCTTACATTTTAAGACGCACTATGAAAGCTTGGTGTCTATGGAAAGCTTTTGGTGCGGAGGGTAAGGGACAATTTCTCAAAGCAGCATCTTATTATCAGATGAAATATAATTTTCTTATTGAACAATTCAGAGCTATCAATGAAGGGTGTTTCGTCGGTAAGAAATATGCTGTGGAAGAAGGATTGCTTTCAATAGACGCATTCCGGTATCCAAAGCCGATCTTGCCATCTAATTTTGAAATGGAAAGGTTCTAAAAATGGAACAGATTTTTGATGGCATCCGACTTCGTGGTGCTTTACAAATTCATCTTCTCGATCCTGATGGGAAGATTCTAGAGAAACGGATTATTGAAAATACAGTTGTAACACAGGGCCGCTCTTGGGTTTTGGGACAATTGGAATCAGTAAATAATACGACTCAAGTAATTGGCTACCTTGCAATAGGTTCAGTGACAAATGCTCCAACTACAGCAGATACGCTGCTTGGTGGAGAAGTTACTCGAATCGCTATTGGTACTTGGGTAACGACTGGTCTTACTAATAATCCTCCTTCTTGGCAAGCACAAGCATCTTTTGCTACCAATCAAGCAAATACTACTCTTGCTGAAGTTGGTCTTTTCAATACTGCGACGGCCAATACTATCACAATGCTTGGCCATGCTACTTTCACCTCTTTTGTAAAAGCTACCTCTAATACCTTGGCTATCTCTTATACCATTAGTGGTTAGTTGTATGTCGGACAACACATTTGTTGCTCTCGGCATAATAGCGGCTATTCCTGGAACTATAAGTACAGTTCTGGCTTTTATCATACAATTTCGTCAAAACAGAAATCATAACGAACTCAATAATAGGATGGCTGACTTGAAAGATTCAACAAATGGTAGGATGGATGAATTACTCAAAGTTACCGGAGCCTCGGAACACGCTAAAGGTGTTATAGAAGGTCAGGAAGGGCACTAGTGCATTTTACCTGGGATATAAATATTGGGCATGTCATCGAATTATGTTCTTTAGTGATGCTGATAGTAGGTATGCACATGAAGAACATAAAAGACATGCAAGATATTAAGACTAAAATCAACTTAATGTTCAAATGGTTCGAAAATCATATTATTAGATCACCAAAATGAAACAAATACAACATAATGCAGGCCCCGGCCTTGTAATAGGAATACCGACTTTAGGTCGTCCCGTGTCTATTGAATGGGCAATGGCCATGAAATCGTTGAATCCTCCCATTAACTTCAATATGGTATTTCAGCTAACGAAAGGACAAGCCATAGATGTTGCGAGAAACGCAATGGCCGAATTTGCCTTGGATCGTGGGGCTAAGTATTTGTTTTTCCTTAGCGACGATGTTGTCTGCCCTGGATACACATTACGTCAGCTTATTTTTCGAATGGAACAAGATCCCTCGGTGGGTGTCGTGGGTGGTGTATATTGTGCTAAGTGTGATCCTCCTGCTCCCCTTGTTTTTCGGGGCAACGGAGTTGGTAGTTATTGGGATTGGAAAATTGGCGAATACTTCGAAGTAACCGGATTGGGGATGGATTGTACTCTCATAAGAACTGAGATATTCAAAGATATCCCTAAGCCTTGGTTCAAGACTGTTGAAAGTGATCAGTTTTTAGATGGTGTCAATAATGCTGAATCCTGGACTGAGGATCTTTGGTTTTTTAAAGAATTAGAGAAAACAGCTAAATGGAAGGTCATGTGTGACGCTTTTGTAATTTGTGACCATTATGACATTTACGCTGGACGCACTTATAGTTTACCACCCGACTCGCTGCCGATGAGAAGGAAAGTAACTTTGAAAGAAAAGAAAGCTTTGCTTTTAGGAACTGCGGGGGGGAATGCAGAAGAACTTTCGGAATATGACATTACAACAGCCGGTTCTGATGACGGATTTGATTATCGGGTAAGTTATGATGCACTTCCTTTTGATGAAGGACAATTTGATAAAGTAATTGTTGCAGAAGGCGTAGTAGTGCCATTGGATGAAATTCAAAGGGTTACTAAGAAAGCAGCTTAGTTATGGCTCTTACAACATCAACAGTATGGGAATTGCGCCCTTCGGTCGGTAATGATACTAATGGTGGAGGATTTGATTCTACCGGAACTGGAACTGATTACAGCCAACAGAACTCAAAAAATTCCTCAGGCAGTAACATTTCGACTACTGATGTTGTAGCTACGGGTGTAGCAACTATTACAAGTGCCACTGCTGCATTCACTTCCGCTATTGTAGGAAATATCATATATTTAGTTGGAACAGGTATTACGACAGGTTGGTATAAAGTTGTTACCTTCACTAATTCAACTACTATAATTCTCGATCGTTCCCCGGGCACTGGCACAGGGGTTACAATGAATATTGGGGGAGCTTTAGCTACTATTGGTCAAGCTTACACTAATGCAGCTGCCCAAGCTTGCAATATAGTTTATGTAAAGAACACGGGTAACATAACTGTTACTTCTTCACTCCTTGTTACTTACAACTCGACTGCTGCTCCTGGAAATCCATTAAGTTTTATAGGTTACACTACCACAAGGGGTGACAATGGACAAGTAGTTTGGACTACGGCTACAAATAGCATAAATCTTGTACAACTTAATAATGCTCAAAACCTCCTTTGGCAGAATTTCAATTTCCAAACGAGTGCTGGCACTGTTGCCCCTGGTTTTTATTCGGGACATTCGGGGGGAGCAAATAGTAAACTTATTACATTCATTAATTGTGAATTTTCTGGTTTCACTATAGCTATTGAGGGTAACTTTGCAGTGGATTGGGCTATAGAAGATTTAACCCTTATAAATTGTCGGGTGACAGGTTGTACCTCTCATGGAATTCGAAATACCGATACCACATATCTACTTGGTTGTATCCTGGATAACAATAGTGGAGCAGGGTATTTCTTTGGTGGGGGTTCTGATCCAGACGGTGCTGTGGTGGCTCAAAACACCATATTTTATAAGAATGGCGCTAATGGACTTGACACCACGAATTTCTCTAATCCAGGAACTTCTTTCGGTTCTATAATTCTTAACAACTGTGCATTTAGTACTAACACTGGAGCTGGTTGGAAACTTCAGAATACCCCACAAAGTTCATTTGCTAGCAATTGTATTTTTGACGCCAACACTACCTATGGTGTGGATGGAAACACAGGCTCTACAGTTGTGCAGCCTTTGATGTATAATAATGCTTTCTATAACAATACCACAGCGGCTACACGTGCTTGTAATGCAGGAATTGGAACTATTACACTAACAGCAAGTCCTTATGTAAGTCTGGCTTCCCTCAATTTTGCTCTTAATACAACTGCTGGCGGCGGCGCACTTTGTGCTAATCTGGGATTTCCTGGGGCTTTACAGTTTGGTGGTACTGGATATGCTACAATTGGGCCATTACCAGTGCAAGGTGGGGTTGCAACTGTGCCTCTTACACTTCAAGTTCAAGATCCATTGTGGTACGGTGTCTAAGTGAGTGCTTTAACGGAAACTCCGTTTGACACATTAGATGTATTTAGTCTAATAGACACTCCAGTTGTTGTTTGTACATTACTTCTTAATTTCCCAAATGACGGACTATCCTTCTCTGATGCTCTTGTAGCAACTCCCGGGCTTATAATAATAGCTGGGGATTCTACAGATGAGATTACTCTCTCTGATGCCATTCAATTACAACTTAATTATCTAATTCCATTTAGTGATACAATTACACTTACAGACTCACTTGGTTTAGGTGGAGTACCGATCACTGTTAGTATAGTTGATGTAATTAGTTTAAGTGATAGTGTCATTCTCGTACTTGGAATCAATCAATCCCTTAATGAAACTCTTACAATTTCCGATACTCTTAGCTCGGCTTCTCCCTATACTGTCGCTGAGACAGATACTATCATTCTTTCCGATAGCATCATTGTGGCATCAAGTTTTATTGATGTTACAGAAACAGATGCTATTAGCTTAACTGATAGTGCCATAGTGGTATTGCAAAGTTTGTTTACACTTTCTGATAGTATAAGTTTGAGCGATACGAGCGGAGTCTTTGAGTTTGGATTACTCAAATTTAGTGATTCATTAGCTTTTACAGATTTTGCTAATCTAAGTTCTCCCATTACTGGACCGTCCCTGGTGGATGCTCTACTGTTGACAGAACTAGTGACTGTGAGATTAGGATTAAATTACAATCTAATCGATTCCATTACTTTTTCCGATCTAATAGCTACATTTGAGCAGCCGACAAGTTTCGCTTTTACTGACGCTTACACACTCTCTGATTCCGCACAATTTGCGTTAATGCACTTAGTATCAGTGAGTGTTTCTGATAGTCTGATTTTAACTGATACACTTGCTCCTGTTGTTCCTATTTCCAGTTTTATAGATTACTTAAGGAGATACCTCAATGACTGGCCCAACACAATTTCGAACTGATCGTAATAACAATCCAACAGCTATGATAACTCAAATGGCTGAAGAAGGCGGATTAGTGTTAGGTACAGATTATGAACAAGGTGATTCTTTTGGGTCTGCGGGGACTGTGTATTTTACTGCCAAGCTATTAGGTGATCCTATTGCACTTACTATCAAAGTAATTGATAAACTAGGTTTTTACACAACTGCTCCCCATGCACGTTGGACCTATATAGCTATTCCATATGATTTGTGGTTGAGCCTAACAGAAAATCAAAAGCAATATGTGATAGGATTTATGTATGGACAAGAGGGTGGTACAGAAATGCGATCTCTTTTTAAACCCCTTGATTCTCCAACACCTATTGGTATTGCTGTGAGTAGTATAGTGCCACTTAGTGATAAACTGGGATAAAACGTGAATCAAACACACCTAAACTATCCTCTCGGCTGGACGCCTTCGGCTGATCCTGTTAATGGAGATCCTACAGGATTGGCACGAATGGATAATCTCCAACAGGAGGAAAATGGAGCTTTAGGCGTCGTGAGGGGAATGAGGCAACTAACTAACTCACTTCCTGATTATGTATTTTCTCTTTATTCTACTACATTAAATAACAAAGAGCCTATTTATGCTGCCCTCAACCAAGTGGGCCGTGCTGTAGTAAGATCCTTGAATGGCCAATTTACTGATACTACAACTATCTTATCAAATGGTGGGAATAAGACAGCTTTCGGAAGTGCTCTCGGAGAAGTATGTGTAGTTTGTGGTACTCAAGCTAAAAAAGATGATGGTACGACTATCAGAAACTTGGGACTTCTAGATCAAGTAAGTGGTCCAACTGTAAATATTCAACCCCCCGCATTAATCGATCTTAGTACCAATGGGACTTGGAGTGTTATTGATGGTATCAACCCTACTATTTTTGGACCTGGCGGCGGAATACAAATTTACTTAAATCCTGTTACATTACAGGCCAACATACTTTTCACATTTGCTGCCCCTGTAGATACAACTGCTTTTGGTACCGGGATTACAGATAATTACTTAAATGATGTATTAAATTTTCTAGCCCAAATTCAAGATTCTAGTCAAATTACAGATATTCGTCTTCAAGTTATTCTAGATAATAATCCCCTCCAACCATTGAATTATTATTGGGATGATTTTAATGTACAAGATGGGCAATTCAATCTTGGTATTACTCAACAAAGTATAGTTGGGGATCAAAGACAAAGTTTTACTAGACAAGGAGGTGATTCATCTCTTGATTGGAAACATGTCACGGCATTACAATTTATCATCACTGGAATCTCTTCGTCTTGGGTTCTTATTAATCAGCAGCAAATTGTAGGTGGTCCATTAGGAACTTTAAATGGTGTATACCAATATCTTACAGTAGCTATTTATGATAATGGTATTTATCAAGCAAAGTCAGCTGTTTCCCCCATTACCAATAACATTCTAGTACAAAATTCATTTGTAAAAATTCCTCTAGTTGCTACTGATCCTCAAGCTAATCAGGTTTGGGTATTCCGACGATCAATGGTAAGCTCAACTGACCCCATTTACCAAACTTTCATTAGCCAAAATAAAGTACCAGCAAATTTAAATCAATTCTACCTAGTAGCTCAAGGAGCGCCTGGAACAACTGTCACAGATAACACTTCCGATGTCATAGCTCTCGAAACCAATATAGTCGCTAACCAATTCTTAATGTCAATTCAAGATTTAATTACAATTGACAACATAGTTGCTATGGAGGGCATGTATTATGAGAGAATGCTTTATGTCAGTGAAAGCACTATTTACCTTTCTGATCCTCTTAATCCTGATGCTGTTGATACCAGATATAGCATTAAGGCTTTTGCTGGCACAACGGAGAAAAATTTATGGCTAAAGAAACTCAACCCGAGCCAACTTGTACTAGCGACAACGAAAGACCACTATCTAATAACAGGAACTTTAGAGTCATTACCGGATGGCACTGTGGATGCTACTATCAGTCCAATCGGAGAAAAATATCCTTCTTTAAGTGGAGACGTTGCGAATGGTAATGGGACTCTTTTTTACCCAGCGGCCGACGGAATCCGGGCTACCCAAGGATCAAATAGTGTATCTATTAGTCAACAGTTAAGACTTCTTTGGCAAGGAAATACTCGTTATGGTATTCCTGGGGTAGATG